TGAGGTTGAGGCCGAGATTTATGATCACAATGCAAATCTAGCCGAGGTTCTAGATCAGTCTACGCTTGGTTCTTTGTCCTCGGATCTTGGAAGTTTAGTTGATGAGGACAGGGAGAGTCGCTCCGAGTGGGAGGAGTCGATATCCAAGGGTTTGACGTTACTGGGGATTAATTATGAGGAGCGGTCTGAGCCGTTCATGGGTGCCAGTGGTGTAACGCATCCTGTGTTATCTGAGGCGATTACGCAGTTTCAGGCGCAGGCTTACAAGGAGATGTTACCACCGGGTGGTCCTGTAAAGACGCAGATCTTGGGTGAGCAGAATCGCATGGTTGAGGAGCAGGCTCAACGTGTGAAGGACTTTATGAATTATCAGATTACGGAAGTGATGGAGGAGTTTGATCAGGATACGGATCAGATGCTGTTTTATCTGCCGATTACTGGTTCTACATTTAAGAAGGTTTATTTTGATCCGACAAAGCAGAGGGCGGTATCGAAGTTTGTTCCTGCCGAGGATTTGGTTGTTCCGTATCATGCGTCTGATTTGAGGACAGCGGAGCGTTACACCCATGTTGTTCGGATGAGCGAGAATGAAATCCGTAAGATGCAGGTAGGAGGGATATATAGAGATGTTGACTTATCTCCAAGCGAAGATGACGAGTCTGACTCAACGATCCGTGGAAAGGCTGATGAAATTCAGGGACTACGTTCGGGCTACTCTGATGAAATGTTTACGCTTTTTGAAATCCATGTGGACTTGGATCTTGAGGGATTTGAGGATATGGATCAGGGGGGTGAGCCAACAGGTATCAAACTACCGTATATCGTCACTATGGACGAAGCTTCGGGGGAGATTCTTTCGGTAGTACGAAACTATCGTGAGATGGATCCGCTGCGTCGCAAGCGTCAGTATTTTGTGCATTACAAGTTTTTGCCCGGTTTTGGGTTCTATGGTTTTGGTTTGTTGCATATGATAGGAGGGCTGTCTCGTGCTGCTACGTCTATTCTCAGGCAACTTATTGACGCTGGTACGCTCTCGAATTTACCGGGTGGTTTCAAGGCTCGTGGTGTTCGTATCAGGAATGATGATGAGCCTGTTAACCCGGGTGAGTTTCGTGATCTTGATGCTCCCGGCGGCGATATTAGGAATGCTATTATACCACTCCCTTACAAGGAGCCTTCTGGAACGCTGGCTCAATTACTTGGGGTGGTCGTTGATTCGGGTAGAAGATTTGCGCAGGTTACGGACACCAAGGTCGCAGATGTCAACTCCAATGCTCCCGTGGGAACTACAGTGGCCCTCATCGAACAGGGATCAAAAGTAATTTCAAGTATTCATAAACGGCTGCATTACGCTCAGAAGAATGAGTTTCGTATGCTGGCTGAGATATTCCAGAATAATCCTGTGCCGTATCCATATGCTATCGGGGCTAACATCAACCCCGCTATCATGGCGCAGGACTTCGACGGGCGTGTAGATATCCTCCCTGTCTCTGACCCGTCGATTTTTTCTATGGCGCAAAGACTGTCATTGGCACAGACACAGTTGCAGTTAGCGCAGGCCGCACCGCAGATGCACAATCTGTATGAAGCCTATCGTCGGATGTATGATGCGTTGGATGTAAAGAACATTGACTCTATCCTGCCGCCGCCGCAGCCACCACAACCTATGGATCCGGCAACAGAAAACTCGATGGCTTTGAAGGGCCAACCTTTGCAGGCATTCCCGCAGCAGGACAGCATGGCTCACATTCGAGTGCATGTTGCTATGATTCAATCCCCTGCCATTCAAGCTAACCCGCAGGCTTTTGGTATTTTGCAGGCACATATACAGGATCATCTGGCTATTTTTGCTCGTGACGTTATTCAGGATATGTTTGAGCAGGGTATAATGCAGGCAAAAGCGCAGGGTGAGGCTATACCTCAGATTGATCCGAACGCTGTTGAAGCAGCCGTTGCACAGCAGATTGCGGATACGTTAGAGCAACTTGCTCCGATGCTTAAACCTCAGACACCACCTGATCCTCTGGTTCAGATACGTCAGCAGGAGTTGCAGAACGATACGACTGAGATACAGCGTAAGATGCAGAATGATGCGATGGACTTCCAGATTGATCAGGCCAAGTTACAACAGGCTTATGACATGGCTGTGCAGCGACAGAAGTTGCAGGAACAGATTGCAAAAGACAGAAACGAAGTGAATGTTTATCGCATTAACACACAGGCTGACTTAAAACGTGAGAGGTAGATGTATCAGGCGATTGTTGTTGCTTGCATGATATCGAATATGCAGACCTGCATAACTTTTGAAGGGCAACAATGGTTCGAGATAGAGAGGACATGTAAAGTCAGAGCACTGGATATGGCAAGCGATGTACACAAATATTACAAAGGATACAAAGCTGTAAAATATAACTGTAGAGCACTGCCGAACGGGATATTGTCCAAATGAAAGAATTTATTTTAGTCATTTCCATGTGGGGCAATGATGGAATAACGGATCATTACATCGGGCAAATGGCGTTACAAGAGCCAATGACAGAGAGACAATGTCTCTGGATGCTGGAAGATAAACGATGGTCAGCAGCTTATGACAATAAACATTATACGATGGCTATGCACTGTTTTCCAAAGAGATGTGCAGGTAAGACAGTTTGTGAGTGATGGCAACAAAGCTGAGTGAAAATACAGAATTGGCAATGCCCATTCGCAATTTGATTGCATTGTTGATAGCGGCAACCGTTGGGACATGGGCATATTTTGGTGTGATTGAGCGTCTCAATACCATTGAGAATAAGATAATCTTGATGGAAACAGATCTCGGAATGAACACAGAGTTTCGCATCAAATGGCCTAGAGGCGAAATGGGTAGTCTGCCAGCCGATAGCGAACAGTTTATGCTGATTACACATCTGTCAGAGCAACTTGAAAAACTACAGGAACAGATAGACGAGGGCCGTGCTCCACATGATCAGCAACAAAAATTAACTTTGGATTTTTATGAAAAGCGGTTAACTAATATTGAGACACAAGTTGAAAAAATAAGGAATGGGCAGCGTGGTAACTGAGACAATCACATTGATACTCTATATGGGCGGTGATGTTGCAGAGCATACGGCATTTGAAAAAATATCTAAATGTCTCAAGACCAAGCGGAAGATAGAAAGAAATTTATATAAGAAATCAACGGCGGTTAGATACGCTTGCGAGAACAAAACCGTTGTAATTGAGAAGAACGAAGACGGCACAAATTACATTGTGAGGATAGTAGAATGATACAGGCACTGATTGGCCCTATATCTTCTCTGGCTGGAACATGGCTAGAGGGTAAGGTTGAGAAGACAAAGGCGGAGGCTGGTGCAAAGGTTGCAAAAGCCAAGGCAGAAGCTGTCATTATGGAGAAGAAAGCTACGGGAGAGATTGACTGGGATCTCAAAATGGCTGATGCTTCTGCACATAGCTGGAAAGACGAATGGCTTACTATTTTATTTTCGATCCCGCTTATCCTAGCCTTCTGTGGAGATTGGGGAAGACAAATTGTATCTGATGGGTTTACTGCTCTCGAGTCCATGCCGGAGTACTATCAATATACTTTGGGTACTATTGTGGCGGCTAGTTTTGGTACAAGAGCCGCGACTAAGTTTTTTGGGAAGAAGTGATGTCAAAGCGCCTTCAGAAAGACAGCGAGTACGACGAATACGATATGGATGGCGACGGGGTAGTTACCGACGAGGAGCTTGAACACGCCAAAGAAATCAGGCAGACTGAAACAGAGTTAAGAAAGAATCTAGCGCAGTTGCGAATGGCAAGGTATACATTGATTAGTATGGGTGTTTTTACCGTAGCTATGTTTTTTATACCTTTGGATAGAGTTACAGCGTTAAGTGACATTAGTAATTTGTTTTATATTAGTGGCGCGGGTATCGTTGGGGCCTATATGGGAACCACAGCTTGGATGAACAGGAAGTAAGATGGCACGACCTAGAGCAGCACAATTTGCAAAAGACATTGGTGTCTCGACTAATCAGGCAAAAAAGCTTATAAGTAAAGGACGGCGACTTAGAGACGGCGGTTCAAACGTATTGGAGGCAACCATGGCCGATGCAAAAACAAAACCAGTAAAAGCAGGCAAAGGAAAAGTGCTTGTGCAAGAAAAAGAAAACAAGTTTGTTCTTGGCATGGGCAAAGCTTACGAAGGTCAACCAAGAGAAGTAAAGATCCGTTAATGTTTGAGCCTATCGACAGAGTGATGAATATGCGTAAGGGCGGTTCTGCCGTTGCTCCTCGTCGCACTGTTATTGCTGGGCAAGACCACATGCTATCCTATATCACACCACAAGAGGGTGAGATACTAATGGCCCTTGGCGGTTCAGGTAGACCCGGTCCAATGGGCATTCCATCTTTTGTGGATGGTCATGGTGCAGGTGCAGGTGGTGGCACTGCTGGTGATGCAACTCCATTTCAACCGGGAAAAACTTTTTATCGTATTCCTGTTGGGCCGGGTGGTTCAGATCAACAAACCAAAAAAATATATATAGGTTCCGAACAGGACACCAGAGCAAATAGAATTTTAGGTTCTAGTGATCTTGCGTCAGTAACTCAAGATTTTGGCCCCGGTTTTTTTAGGCTTAATCCTCCTTATGATGAAAGACCTGATGCACAACAAGCGGCGCAAGATCCAGAACCAGAACCAGAACCAGATCCAGATGATGTGTCAGCTCCCTTAGATCCAGATCCAGAACCAGATCCAACGGACCCTCTTAATGTTGTTGTTGACCCCATGGATGTATTACCTGAGTTGCAAAACATACCAACGTCAACTTTTGGTAGTGATGCTCCTACTTATCAGGCTTTTACTCCTGACTTTACCCCTCCTCCAATTCTGTCGATTCAAGATATTTTATCAACCCTGCCGACACAACCTAATTATCAGGCTTTTACTCCTGACTTTACCTTTGGAGGATTTAAAAGTTTCGCACAGGGCGGTGCTGTAGAAGCCCCGCGCCGTACAGACATTCGTGGTCAGGATCACATGCTGTCGTACATCACTCCTCAAGAGGCAGGTATTTTGCAGCTTCTTGG